TCTGCATCAAGGGGACGCTCTATCAACTGGACAAGGACGGCAACGTCATTCAGGGCATGAGGCCGGTCGTACAGTACTGGTCTTTCGGCAACCACTCCGACTACGCCCCTTCCGAGGACGGACGCGGCATTATCCCCATCGGAACCGCCGAAGCCGGCCGCCAGAATAGCAACTGGCACATCTTCCTGAAGTCCCTCCGTGACTGCGGCATGCCGAAGGGAATGTTAGGTGGCGGAGATCTGGGCGCTCTGGACGGTCTGGATTTCCACTGCATGCAGGTCCCGGCTCCGAAGCGGGCTGGTCTGGAGCAGAGGGAGGGGGAGCGCGAGAGGACCGTCATGATCGCTCAGAAGGTGCTTCGCTGGCCGGGACAGCCGGGTAAACCGAAGCCCTCGTCCAAACCGCGGGCCAACGCTGTCACTGTTGCGCCCTCTGCGTCTCCGGCGCCTTCCGCCACTCCGGCTCCCGCCGCTGCTGCTGACGGGGAGGATCCGAGTGTGATGGCCGCCAATCTCCTGGATCAGATTCTCGCCCAGAACAATGGCATTGTGGAGAAGAACGCCCTGAAGATGAGCGTCTTTCGCGCTCTCGGTACGAGCAAAGCCTCTCTCCGCAATGCGGTGGTGGCTCTGGTTTCGGACGATGCCTTCCTGGCTTCCCAGGGATGTGAGGTGCAGCCGGATGCGGTGATGCGATCGTGATGTGCGCAGTCATGATGTGCGCAGTCATGATGTGTGCGGCCGTGGTGTGCTGTACATTTAAGTATACACCTGACGGAGATTGAGATGCTCCTCGGCTCCGAGCCGGCTGCTTTCTCTTTGCGCTGCGGTTCCGCTCCCCGTTCTCCGGGGCTGCACGTATCATCGGTGCTGCGTTCGATTGCGCTGAAGATCGGAGTGCTCAAGCCTGATGATGAAGAGGAGGAGCTGGACCCGCTCAACGAGGACCTGCCGCGGTCCGCGGTCAACCGGATGGCGGCAGGTCTCGCTTGGGAGGCCTGGTATGGACCGCAAGTCTGCGATCTCTACCACCCGGGAGAATATTGTGTGGACGGGCTCTATCTGACTCCGGACGGGGTCTCGTTCGATCCCTTCCGGGTCATAGAGATCAAATACACCTGGCGCAGCTCGGCGAAGGATGTTTCCCAACATTGGGTGTGGATGACGCAGCTCAAGGTTTACTGCCATTGCATGGACACCCGTCTGGGGGAGCTGCACGCCTGTTACTGCATGGGGGACTACCGCGGCGGCGGGCCGCTCCCCATGGTTCACCGGTTTGAATTTCAGAAGAACGAATTGGAGGCGGTATGGAGAATGATCCTCAACGAAGCATCCCGGATGCGCTCACAGGAGTGAGGGGCGAGGACCTGGACGCCGTTTTGGCTCTGACGATCCCCTTGCGTGCTGCTCTGCACGCGGCTGGCTATTCGAGATCGGACGATGACGCCAGGGCGGTGATGGAATCTGCCTGTCGGTTCGTAGACGACTATAACCGGGCATCGCCGGTCCGGCAGGAGGAGCACCGGCAGTTCCTCGCACTGAATCAGGCCATGAATGAGATCGCCTTGTTCCTGCGCCACCACTATGCGGTTGAGATCTCCAGTGGACACCATAATGGGCTCACCACTTCCAGTATTGTCATTCGCTACCTGGCCATCGAGCGCAGCCTCCACCGCCGGCTCAAACGCCGGGTCATCCTCACTCCGGGGCGCGGCGTATTCCTCCGCGCCTGCTCCTGCTCCTGCGGCGGTTCTTTCGCCTGGATGGAATCCGGCGGGGATTCGATGGCCGATAGCCTGATCGGATGCATTTGCCACCACGTTCTGGTTTCGGACGCCTCCGAGCCGCCCGGAATCTGTGTTTTCGAGGTTCCTCATGTCCATACAGCCGGTTAGCATGATTCAGATCCCGCATTCGAGTGATTTCCTGCCGGCGGATTTCTCCTCTCTCGGTTTTGAGACCATCGAAGCCGGCAGAGAGGTGGCCCGCATTGTGGCGTCTACAGCGGCCCAGGAAAAATCAGGCAAGACGCACTGGGGCGTCCTGACCTGGCCGGACCCCATGGCTGTATTCTCACTCGACACCGGCACCCGCATGATCGTCGAGAAGGCCCTGCGTTCGGGACGCCGCATCGTCTACAACAAATTCCTGGTGCCCGAGACTCAGTTCAAGGATGACAACAAAGCCAAGGCTCTCTCCGGAGCCGAACGCAAAACCGCTGAGCAGGAATGGGACCGTTTCAAGGACTCGATCCGGAAGGTGATCGAGTACCCCAAGCTGCGTTCTCTCATCATCGACACGGCCACCGAGATGTGGGAGCTGGCCCGCATGGCGCGTTTCGGCAAAACCACCCAGGTTCCTCCCCAGCTCTATGTGGCGCTCAACGCCGAGATGCGGGAGCTGCTGACTTCGGTCTACGAAAGGCAGGACCTGAACGTCCTCTTCATCCACAAGATGAAGAAAGAGTACAAGTCCAAGGCCGGTTTGGACAAGGAGGTCTGGAGCGGGCGCTGGGAGCGGGCCGGATTCGGGGACCTTCCCTACATCGTGGACATGAACCTGGAAAACTATTTCAATCACGAGACCATGCGGTTCGGGGTCCGCGTACTGGACTGCCCGCGTTCCAATCCTCAGGTGATCGGGCAGGAATTTGAGGATGCGGCCGACGGCTCTCCCATGGGCGCCTTCCCCTGGATGGCTGTAGCCTGCTTTCCGGACACGGACCTTGCCTACTGGGCTCCGAGAGGTTGGAATGGATAAAGACTCCATGGCTGCTGCGCTCGCTGCTGCGCTGCTCGCTCTCCTGCTGGCTTTGCTGGTCTTCTACTTTGCCGGCCGGTAGCAGCATTCCGGCTCACGATCCGATGATTCACCCGATGATTCATCCGATGATTCACCCGGATGCCGGACCGATCTACGTGGACGACCGTGTGGGCGCACTGGACCTGCGGCAGGCGATCGAAGGCCTGAGCCTGAAGGTTGAGGTGCAGCACATGCGTTATGGGGACTTCGCTTTTGCCGGCCGTGGTCCGTGTATGGTCGGCGTCGAGCGCAAAAGGCTGCGGGATATCCTGGCCTGCATTGAGGATGGTAGGTTTGCCGCTTTCCAGCTTGGCGGCCTGCTGGATACTTACGAGCATGTCTTTCTCGTGATCGAGGGCATCTGGAGGTCCAACCCGGAGTCGGGAGCGATTGAGGTCCTGGGCCATCAGGGTTGGCGTCCGGTCTACCGCTCGGCCAAACCCTACCATTACCGCATGCTCGATTCCTGGATCACAACCCTCCAGCTCAAGACCAATGTGTGCCTCCGCACCACCCAGGGACCCCGGGACACCGCGGTTCTGCTGGCCAACCTCTACGACTGGTTCAACACCAAGGACTGGGAAGACCATCACTCTCACCTCTCACTTCAGATCAGCCGCCCGCGTCTGGTGGCCATTGAGCCTCCCGGGCTATGCCGGCGTGTGGCCAAGGAGTTCTACCGTATTGGCTGGGAGCGCTCCAAGGCGGTGGAGGATCACTTCCGCACCACATACCGGGCCGTTAACGCTTCCGCTTCCGAATGGCGGGCGATTGAAGGTGTGGGGGAGATGACCGCGGCCCGTATCGTACGGGAGATCCGTGGGGAGGAATAAACAGTCACGTCAAACGCTGTGGCTGGCTTCAGGCGCTGCTCCTCCTGCTCAAACCGCCGGTTCATTCCCGGCGAAGGCCCCTCCCGTTCGCGGGTCATGTTCGTGGGCGAAGGCCCGGCCCGCCAGGAAGAGCGTTATGGCCGTCCGTTTGCCGGCGACACGGGCAGCGAGCTGGACTACTACTACCTCCCCTTATCCGGGCTTTGCCGCACCCGGGTATATGTCACCAATGTCCGTCACTGCGCCAATGCGGGCTATGAGAACCCGACCCCGGAACAAGCCCGGGATTGCGCCTGCTGCCATCTGTCCCGGGAGCTGGATTCGGTCCGCCCGGAGGTGGTTGTCCTCCTGGGCTCTGTCGCGTGCTCCCTTCTCCCTGACATCAACCTTGAGTTGGACCACGGGATTCCACGAGAGGCTTCGCTGTTTGACTGGACCGGGGTTGTAATCCCGTTCTATCACCCCTCCGCCGGCTTGCACGAGCAGCGTTACATGCTGCCCTTGCGGGAAGATTTCACCCTGCTCCGCCGCATTCTCCTCGACGGACCAGGCTCAGTCATCCCCTCCAACCGCCGCCCCGATCCCGATTACACCCTCATTGAAACCGGGGATCAGTTGTTGGCTTCCTTCTCTTCCGATCTCTCTTCCTCCTCACATCCGTCCTCTCGTGTACGGATGGGCATGGACACGGAATTCACCCCGGATGGCCGGGTCTACATGATCTCCTGGTCTCTACAACCCGGTTCCGGGCGTGTGGTTCTGGCCTCCAACGGGCCTGTCGTTCGGCTTTTGTCCCGCTCGATCGCCGATCTCCGCCCCTTAGTGTATCTGCATAACGCCCTGGCTGACCTGGATCAGTTGTCCTCGGCCGGGATCAGCGGGTTTGATTATGAGGATACCATGCTGGGGGCCTATATCCTGGGAGACTTGCCGCAGGGGCTCAAGACTCTTGCTTGGCGTCTATTCGGGGTTCGGATGCAGTCCTTCGAGGACTTGGTTCTGCCCTATTCCCGCCAGGTCGTTCTGGACTGGTTGGCCGTCCTCTCATTGAAATTGAATGAGGCGGCTTACATTGTACGGCAGCCGAAGTCCGGCCGCGGCAAGGCCAGGACCGTTCCTAACCCGGAGGCTCCTCCCGTCATCCGATCCTGCGCATCCAAGGCGGACAAACTGTTCACGGACATGCTGTCCGGGAAGACCTGCGACCCATGGAAACGCTGGCAGGGTTGGACTCTGGGAGAGAGAGACCTGATATCTTCCATTTTTGGAAGCATGCCTGAGCCTTCGATTTCCCACGTACCCGTGAGTGTCTCTGCATACTATTCATGTGCAGATGCCGATATGACTCTAAGGCTAGGACTACAAATGGGTTGCATGATGAGAAGGCTTAGAAAACAGGTCTCTCTGTTTTAGGTACGCAAATCTTGCGCGGTCCTTTGGAATCAGTAGTTTAGAGAGCAGTTATGGATTTTTGTATAGTTCCGCTGCACCACTTAAGTGTCTGCAAACACTGTGGTTAACCTGTTTTTAATTCGTACTACCTAGCTGAAACTCATTTTTCATTTTTTTGCTTGTTAATACCTAATTAGTAATAACAACCGCATAGCCGGTACATGACCGTCACTAGTATAATCAACAACTTAACACAAGATATCTTATCTACGCAAACGAAGTGTCGTGTTCAAGCTATCTATATATCTAAGGGTATATCATGCACGCAAAATTTTTGTGTACATGGCAGCTCGGCTATGCTAGTATGCCGTCCATGGTCTCAGTTGTCAGCCGCAATATGGTCCTGGTGAGGATCGAGGATCTGATCCCCATAGGTGCGGATGGCCTGCCAAACCCGGATGCCAGGATGGAGATCGTGTGCGCCTTGCAGTTCGATTCCGATTTCCCGGACCGGGGCCTGGAGATCTACTATCGCGGGCATGAGTTCTATGAACGCACACAGGACGGCTGGAAGCGTTCGGCTGCCGTGGTCATGCCTTTGACCAGCGCCCTGAAGTCTCTGCTGGTTTCGGCTATCGTGCTGGAGGTGGCCGGCATGATCGGACGGTCCAGAATCTCTCCCATGCCGCCTGGCATCCAGGCCGCCCTGCCGGCTCCGGACGACAGCTGTCTTGGCCCGGACTCCTCCCCCATGCCTGAGGACCAGGATAATGCGTAGAGCGGCTCCATCCGCCGGAGAGATTGCAGCAACCCGCGTATTCTGGTCGTTGCTGCGCATTAGCGCCCCTGTGGAGCCCGCTACGGATGTGAGGCTGCCTCCGGGTCCTCTTGTGCTGGCGTTGCGCCAGGCGCTTCGTATGGGGCCTTCCGAGTTCGCCGGCCGGATCTGCACCCACCGGTCTACAGTGGACAGGATCGAGCGGGGCCAGCATGAAGGTTATGCCGGCCTGGATCTGTTCCGCCGCCTCAAGGCGGAAGCCCTCCGTCTTGGCTGGCGCCGGGTGGCCGAAGCGTTCGAGACCTACGGCCTTCTCGCCAGGGCCAAACGTGAGAGAGCGTACAGAAACCGCACCAGGCTGGATGCTGGCCGGCGGTACTGGGAGTAAGCCTGGGGGTCGTCCTGGCAGCCGTCAAGCCTTTCTACCTGTTGATTACGGACACGTTTTGGATGCTCTCAGAGAGCTACCGGAAAATAGCATTTCAAGTAGTTACTTGCATCGGTTCTCAGGTGTTGGCGGCGGAACGCTTCGGCTGATGGGGGATTTGAGGATGGGACGCAACGATTATGACGGCGGCTTCTCCGACAGGATCACCTCCGCGGCCAGGATAGATTTCGCGGTCGAATCCCATCACGGAGTAGAGCAGGAGTGCGTTTACGCCTGTTGCCTGGAATCCGGAGATGAGAACGGACCAATATGGGGAACCGG